CAACGTGCTGTGGGAGCAACAGCAGATGGGGCTATTGGGCCTATGACTCTGCAAGCTGTCATGAACAAAGAACCTCAGATGATTATTGAGAGTGTCTTTAGTCAACGCCAGAAGTTTTATGAGTCTCTGCGTACCTTTGAGACCTTTGGTCGTGGTTGGACTCGTCGTAATAAAGAAACCCTAGACCAAGCACTGAGTATGATAGGGGATAAATAATATGAGTTACGTTAATGCAGCTAAAGCTATAGCTAAATCTTTAGGGGTTAATCCTAAAGAACTGACTATGAGTTTAATAAAAAAAGCACCAGTACCAGTTAGGTATAAAAAACTGTTCCAAGGTCAAACTGCAGGGGAAGCAAAAATGGTTCCTTCAGCTAAGTCTAGCAGAGCTATGGCAGCACAGGAAGCTAAATCAGTAGGTGCTTTTGCAGCTGTAACGGGCGGCTCAGCTGTAATTAAAAAGATTTTAGAGGCCGCAAAAAATCCTAATATTGAGAACAGTTCAAATTTAAAAGGACGTAATAAGCCTCGTACCCCTGTTAATAAGGCTATAGATTCTGCTAAAAAAGCTACTAAACCTAAGGCAAAACCTATGCCTCGACCTAAAGCTAGACCTAAAAAACTAGCACCTATGTCTTCTTTAAAACCTAAAGCAAGGCCAAAATAAATGAGTATACCTGAACGAGTCAAGACTAAGATGAAAGATGCAGGACTTAAGGCTGTGAACAAACCACAACGTCTTAACGATAGCACTAGCAAGTCTCACCACGTTATGGCTAGTGAAGGTGGTAAGTATAAGTATATTAAGTTTGGTCAGGAAGGTGTTAAGACTAATCAGACTGTAGGACAACGAGAAGCCTTTAAGTCTCGTCATGCTAAGAACATTAAGAAGGGCAAGATGTCTGCAGCTTACTGGGCCGACAAGGTTAAGTGGAGTAGTAGCAAAACTAAGTCTCCTTCTAAGAAATGGGTTAAGGGTTCCTAATGACTCTCATCTCTCACTTTCCTTTACCCAATATGCCATTTCAAACTCATGAGAATATTATCTTTGAGAAAGCAGATAAAGATCGTTCTCATAAAGCTAATGTAGAAGAGAAACCAGACCCTAACAAAGTTACACCTGATACACCAGTAGAGGATCTTAAGCTAGTCAATCAGATGTATGCTTACAATCCTAATCCAAATAAGTTACGAACTCCTGATGGACAGATCGTAGATTTTATCATAGCATAAGGAAAGTGAAATGAAAAAAGTTCCGATGGGTAATAAAGGACTATCTAAGCTACCTAGTAAAGTACGAAATAAAATGGGTTATATGAATAAAGGTGGTGTTGTACCAAAAGGTATGCATCGTATGCCTGATGGAACTATGATGAAAGACTCAGACCACAAAGGTATGGCCTATGGTGGAATGGTGAATAAAAAGAAAATGGGATATGCTCATGGTGGCACTGTAGAAAAAGCTAACTGTGGTGCTTCTATGAAACCTAACAGAAAAGCGAGAACATAATTATGCCAGCTCCAGTAGTATTAGTTTTAGGTAACATGGCTGTACAAGTTGGATCAGCTTTAATACGCAAGCAATTAATGAAGCTTGGATTTAGGGTTGCTAAAGATTACAAGAAATACTCTAATGTAAAAAAGGTTACTAGAGATAATGCCGCTAACGTACTTAATAAAGCTCAGAAATTATCTGATGAGTTAAGACCTTCTAGCAGAGACTTAGCTAAGAAACCTAAGATTATTCGTAGAAAGCCTGATGAGAAACCGCCTGAGGCACAAACTTCTATACCTAAAACTAATCGGACAGTTAATGCTAAGTTTGATAAAAGTCAAAAATTAAGCAGATTCCAAAATGCTGGTAAGCCTTCAACTACCACTTCTCCTGGAACAACTACACCTTTTACTAGGATTAAAACAGGTAAACGAACCAGTCCAGTTGCACCCACTGCTGTTTCTGCTGCAGGTGAAAGACCCACCATAGATTCTAAACCTTTACCTAAAGGACCAAAAGTTTCTAGCAGCTCCCCTAAACAACCTGGATACCCTAGAACTGGACCTAAAGCAGATAAGCTACCTAGAAGTAAACCTGCTGGGGAAAGTAAGGTTACTAGGTCAGCTAGACCTTTAGGGTTAGATAGTGGTAAAGATGCTATGTTAGAAGTAGCTCGTGAGGCTGGGTTTAAAAATGTTGACACTGCTCCTCCAATTAATACCCTTCAAAAAGTAATTAAGCCTAAAGCAAAACCAGCTGTAGCTAAAAAACAATTATCAGCTTTTGGTAGTGCATTTAAAAAAGCTCGTGCTGATAAAAAGTATGACTTTACTTTTAAAGATAAAAAGTATACTACTCGCTATAAAGAAGAAACTGTAGCAGAACACAAAAAGAAGTTTAAAAAGTAGATGAGTATTACCAGTTACCCAGAGGTAGTTACATTTGGCGGCGGTGTAGGTGACTACCCGTATCCTTTACAGGTATCTCGTGGTCTTGTTCCAGATCATAAACGTATATTTAAGTTTGGCTATAACGGTACTATACAAAACGTAGAAGAGACTGTCTGGGAAAATGGTGGTATATATGCACATCCTACTTCTGCAGTAGCAATGACTGTAACCAGTGCTTCTGGTGCTTCAGATAACGGTGTTCAAGTAACGGTATCAGGTTTAGATTCTAATTACTATGAGGTTAGTGAAACTGTAACATTAACAGGAAGTGGTACTGCAACTACAACTCAAACTTTCCTACGTGCTAACAGAGCCTTTGTCTCAGGTTCAACTGAACCTGCAGGTGCTATTAGTATTACTAATGGTGGAATTACTTACGTTTATATTAACGGTGATAATCAAAGTTTAATGTCTGTATGGACTGTACCTGCAGATTATACAGCTTATCTATTACAGTTTGATGTATCTGCCTTTACAGAACAAAACAATAAAGTAGCTACAATACGATGGGTTACTAGAGCGTTTGGTGGTGTGTATAGAACACAAAATATCTTTGATCTGTTTCAGAGTTCTATTTCACAAGAGATTATAGCACCCGAACCTATTTTAGAAAAAACCGATATTGAGTTTCGTGCAATAGCTAGTGGAAGTAATGCTGACTTACGTATATCTGCCGCATTTGATATTATCTACATAAAGAATACAGCACCATGATAAGTAAAAACCGTACAATATCTAAACTACTTACAACAAGCAATGTAGATCTCTACACTGTACCAGCTAATTATGAAGCTAACATTAAAAGTATATACGTTAATAATAAATCTGGCAGTGCTGCAACGTTTAGCTTAGATCATTATGACTCTCAAACTACAACATGGCATACATTAGCTGATGCCGTTAGTATGCCTAACAATTCATTACTGCAGATTACAGATAGTCTGTGGTTCTATAAAGCAGATAAGTTTCGTGGTTTAGCTAGTACAACAGACGCTATTACTGTAACGTTTAACATAGAAGAATTTTATATACCTAACAGATAATGCATAACGGGGTTGCAATCTTATCTATAGTATGATATAACTATTTATGTAAAACTACTCCTGCACAAATAAAAAGGAGTAGTGCTATGTTTAAGAATATTTTAAAAGCGATTCAAAAGAATCAACAACGACGAGCAGACTATTGGATTCTCATGAACTTGAGTGACAAAGAGCTGCATGATATGGGGATCAGTAGAGGTGAGATCAGGCAAAAAGTCTACGGTTAATGCAGCGGGTAATTATACTAAGCCTAGTATGCGTAAGCGCCTTGTTACTTCCGTCAAAGCTGGCGGAAAAGGTGGAAAGCCAGGACAATGGTCCGCCAGGAAAGCCCAAATGGTCGCTAAACAATATAAAGCGAAAGGGGGAGGATATAAGAGTTAAAGTCCTCCCAAGCAACTGAATGGCATTAGCTAAATCACAAAAGAGCCTAAAGTCTTGGACTAAGCAGAAGTGGAGAACCAAGAGTGGTAAACCATCAACGCAAGGTCCAAAGGCTACAGGCGAAAGGTATCTACCTGCAAAGGCTATTAAGTCTCTTAGTTCTTCTGAGTATGCCGCTACATCACGAGCAAAACGAAAAGGCACTAAGGCAGGTAAGCAGTTTGTGGCTCAACCTAAAAAGATTAGAGCCAAAGTGAAACCCCATAGGAAAGTTACATGACAGAAAAGCAACAGAAGTTCCTTGATGCCTTGTTTGGTGAAGCCGAAGGCAACCCAGTTAAAGCACTTAAGATTGCAGGGTATGCTCAGGGGGAATCCTCTGCAAGAGTTATGGCTCCTTTAAAGGATGAGATAGCTAATCGTACCCGTGACTTTATTGCTACCAATGGCCCTCGTGCTGTTTGGTCTTTGATGAACGTTATGACTAACCCAACAGACTTAGGTAATAAAGAGAAGATGGCTGCTGCTAAAGACTTCTTAGACCGTGCTGGTTTTGTAAAGACCGACAAGGTAGAAGTTAAATCAGAAAGCCCACTGTTTATTTTACCCCCTAAAGAAAATGAAGCTTGATAAAACTTGGAAACTTCCAAAGCCTGACAAAACCGAAAGTGGCTATGTTTGGCACCCAGTAGTAAGAGTAGGTAGACAAGTACCATTTGGGTACTCACAAGATCCAGATGACAAAGATATTATTATACCTATCCCAGAAGAACTAGAACTGTACGAACAAGCAAAGAAACACCTAAAGCAGTACAGTTACCGTGATGTAGCCAATTGGTTAAGTGATCAATCAGGCCGGCATATATCACATGTAGGACTATATAAGAGAGTTAGACTTGAGCAGAAGCGTAAGAGAGAAGCTGCAAACCAACGCTACCTTGCCGAGCGATACAAAGCGGCGCTCGACAAAGCAGAAAAAATCGAAGCCCAAATCCGTGGTGGTAGAGAAGAGTCCAGCCCAGCCGAAGCCTGAGCCTATTAATATTGAAGAAGCAATCCGTGAAGTTATCTTTGAACCCAACGAGGGGCCACAGACAGACTTCCTAGCTTCTACAGAACAAGAAGTACTTTACGGTGGATCAGCAGGTGGGGGTAAGTCCTACGCAATGATTGCTGACCCTGTGCGGTACTTGAACAATCCTAATGCTAGAATGCTCCTTGTACGTAGGAGTACAGAAGAACTTAGAGAA